ATTTTATGCAACAGGTATTTTCAACTAGTGCAGATCTAATTGAAGCGTCAATAGAAATTATAGGCGATCCTTGTTTTATAAACCAAAATGATCTAACACAAATTGGACTAATGACATACGAGGCACCTGCGTACTTGAATGACAGATCATTAAACCCAGACAGAGAATGGCATATATCGATGAGCTTTCGAAATCCAGTAGACATTAATACTGAAACCGGATTGTATTATGGGTTTGGACATGACAAGGATGGACTGGCAGAAGTTACTGCACCTACAATGAATGGCATATACAGAGCCGTAGAAGTTAACAGTAAGTTCCAAGGTGGTAAGTTTACTCAAAGTATAAAAGCAATTAGAGAACGAGGCAAGCAACTATCTGACTTAGTTGATTCAAGCGAAACTGCAAAGCGTGTTGAGACTGTAAAAGAAATAAATCAAAAAGTAGATACACTAGTTATGAATGCTCCTCACCCAGGATTAAAGTTATTGCCAAAAGGTCCAGCTGGTATTCCGTTACCGGATGACTTTGACAAAACAATTACAGGATCCAATGCAGTACAGAGTGCAATAGATAAAGCCGGTAGCATAGGAAAAGCATTTCCGAATGGTAGCGTTAAAGAGATAGGTGATGTAATGGCAATTTCCGGAGCAGAGGAAAATTGGAAACCTAAAGCGACAGGATTGGCAAAGAAAGCCGGCAGTGCGTTATTAAAGAGTGCTAGGACTATAGCAACATGAGTACAGAACAAAGATATATTAATAGAAACGATCCTGACCTTGACGTACATAAGAAACGTGAAATTGTTGATGCTGGACCATACGAAGGAATTATTAAAAACAACAGTGACGTGTTAAGAACAGGACGAGTTGAAGTTTACATTCCAGCATTTGGCGGACCAGAAATTGCAATAAACAGTTGGATACCTGTGCAATGGTGTACACCATACTATGGAAAGACTGACAAAGGTAATATAGGTAAAGACGAAGCAGAAGGCATATACAGTTACGGAATGTGGATGTCACCTCCGGATCCTGGAGTAAGAGTTGTTGTCGCTTTCCTTGAGGGTCTGCGAGACAAAGGTGTTGTAATTGGTTGCTTAATTGACGATATGAGTAATCATATGACGCCAGGAATACCAAGTAGTAAACACTGGTTAGAAAGTCCAGAAGTTGCTGATTTATTACCAGCAGCAGTATCAGGCAAAGATATTCTACCCGTCATTGAAAGAAACGTAAAGTATAACAACAAAGACAGAAGTACACCAGGTATCGTAAAAAGACCAGTTAACATTCCTTTATTAAAAATATTTAAACAACAAGGACTACTAAGTGATACTGTACGTGGACAAAGTTTTAGTAGTAGCCAAAGAGAGAACAATAGTGCAGTATATGGTATTAGTACTCCGGGTAGATCAGTTAACACCGATCCTTCTACAAACGCAGCTTTAAAAGCAAGAATGGAAGCAGGCGAAGCAACTGATGAAGATCTAAAAGTTAAAAAACGTTTGCCAGGACATATGTTTATAATGGATGATGGAGATGCAAACGGCGACAGTAATATAATGAGATTACGTACTAGTACTGGACATCAAATATTAATGGACGACAAGAAGGGTATTGTTTACGTTGCAACTGCAAGCGGTAATGCCTGGATTGAAATGGATAACACTGGAAATACAAATATGTTTAGTGCTGGAAACTTTAGTGTGCATTGTGAAGGAAGTTTTAATGTACAAGCAGGTGGAAACATTAATATTGAAGCAGATAAAAATGTACATATAAAATCCAAAGAAGCGGCAGTTAAGATACATGCCGAAGACGGAACAATCGATGCAGTTAGTGAAAAAGGAACTTACTTACAAAGTGAAGGACCTTTACATGTTAGAACTGCTGAAGATCAAAAGTTTACTGCATTAGACAGTGACATACATCATAACGGACCCGAGGCAACAGTGGCATCAACACCAACAACGAATGACTTAGTAACATCTAATAATAACAAAGATGTGTTGAGTAGTATTGCTAACGTTGTACCGGAACACGAACCGTGGAGTAGAGGAGACTAACAATGGCTTTCAGCTTTGGAGGCAAAGCATTTAATTTTGATATGGATGCAGACGTAGCGACAAACTTAACAAAACTAACAGCAAGTGCAAACAAAACACTTAAACTAGGTGGCGATTCCTGTAATGTTATGGGAACTATCGGTGCTATCACACCTGATATTAAAACAGCAATTACTGCGGCAGAGACAGAAGTAAAGACTGCGGAAATGCTAACTGAAACACAAAACGCAACAGGACAATTAACTGAAGCAATTAGTAGTATGGCTGCTACTAAAGAAACTGCAACTAGCAAAATTGATCAGGTAAATGCACTACTGACTGAACTAACTGATGCAGGTAAAAGTGATATGAAGAATAAACTTGAACAAGCATTTATTGATTATATGAGTGCAGTTGAAGGCAAAGCAACTAAAGTAAATGCAGCGGCAGGAACAGGAATACAAATACCAGTGCCAGTTATGGACGCAGACGGCCACGCAACTTATGATGCGTTTGGAGATCCTATAACAGAACTAAAGTCACCAGGTGATGCGATTGCAGATGCTATGACAAAGGCAGAAGAAAAACTAGATATAGCAATGGTAAAATTAGGCGACATGGTTAGTGTTACAGGTGGATTAAGTTGTAAAGGAATACAAGAAGCAATGCTTAACAGTAAGTTCGAAGCAAGTGGTACTGTAGGCGAAGCAACTAAAGAAGTTAAAAGTAAAGTACCAAGACACACTAGACGTATACAAGATAACGGTACACTGGTTAATTTTAACATTGATCGTAAAAAGCCTTTTAGAGATGTTACTGAAACAATACAGGCAAGAAACCTCTCTGCAGGAGACAATGAAGATCCGTTTACAGAAAAGACAACATTAATTAGAGTATACGGAACTGAAGCACAGTTAAACAAACGATATGGTGCTAAAGTTGAAGAACTTCCAGAAGGAGTAGTAGCAGTATAATGAAAAATCATATGATTAAACCAAACTTAAAACTTGTTAATTTTAATATTGATTATAAGTTACCAAAAAAAGAAGTTACTTACAACGGTGATCAGATAATGTTGTATGGCAGAACTGCTGACATTGACAAACGCTTTCCAAACGGTAAAGAAAAGATTGTCGAGCCTAAAGAAGGAACAGCAGATCCTAGTGCAGATATTCCAGTGTTTGGCGGTCCTCTTATTCCTATTAGTCTTAGTGCCGCAGTTGGAAAAGCAACTACTAATCTTAAGGCAGTGGCAAGTGTAGCATTAAGCAGTGTTGGTGCTATGAAAAGCGGACTTGAATCGTTAGCCTTAGGAAGTGCAGATGAATTAGTTGCACTTGCAAAACTAGATAAAGTAATACTAGAAGCAAAAGCAGAACTAGGGCAAATATCAGCAGGTAACAAAGACAAGTTATCTATGGGACTTGAAACTGATATTCTTAAAGCACAAGGAATTAAAACGCCGGGTGCATTAGGTGATGCACTTAGTATGGGAGACCCTAGCGGAGCAATCGGTAAGTTTGCTGGTATAGATGGCGATATGATGGCTGGAGTAAAATCAGCCGCAACTGGAGGATTAAAACTTCCGTCGGTGTCAAAATTAGTTGATTCAGCGGGTGGTTTGTCTTTAGCTGGTGTTGATAAGAGTTTAGGATTTAGAGACATTATAGAAAATGTTGATGTAAAAATTACAAGCATTGCTGATAAATTTGGTGTTTCGTTACCGGATGGCTTTAGTGAAACAATCGAGTCGTTTGCAAAAGCACCTAGAGTAACAAGAGTGTATGGAAGCGAAACCAATTTAAATAATAAGTTTGGTATAGATGACTTTGCAGATGTGGCAAAAAGAAGAGGTGTTGTTGAAGCACCACGACCGAGTGCAATCACAAGTATCTCAAAGAAGATTTTTACTAACGGAAAATGGCTTGATACAGGAGCCGCATAATGGGTAGACCAGTAGCAAGACTAGGCGATAGAACACTTGGTACATGCTATCATCCAAGTCATATACCTAAAGTAGTAGGCGGAACAATTATTACTGCTAGTGCTGATGATATAACAAACAACAAAGGTACTGCAAGACTAGGAGACCTAGTTTTAACTGATTGTGGACACAAAGGTGAAATTATTACTGGTAGTCCGAACGTGCTTGCCAACGATAAGCCTATTGCTAGACTAGGCGACAAGATATCAAACCTAGCACCCTATAAAGCAGAAATCGTTACTGCTAGTCCTGACAGACTTGCAGAAGACTAAAAAAACAACAGGTAAATATTGATATGGCAAACTATTACGGTTATACAAGCATTGGAAGAGATTTCGTAGATACTGCGGCAACAGATCAGGTTCTGATTCGTGCTGATCTTATAAATCACTTTAACACTAGATTAGGCGAACGCTTAATGAACCCTGGGTTTGGTTGTGTAGTATGGGATTACATATTTGATCCATTTACTGATGAAGTACGCTATGCAGTAATTGAAAATTTACAAAGCATAGTAGAATCAGATCCTAGAGTGGTATTACGGTCATTAGATGTTGCAGAGTGGGAACACGGATTACAAGTAGAGTTATCAATAGCATATGTTGAAGGTAACCAAGCAGAAGACATGATAGTATCGTTTGATGGACAAAGTGGCAAAGCAACATATTAATATACGCACTTTATAAAACGCATAAATACTACAATATAAGGGACTGGGTATATTTAAATGAGCACTAGTGAACGTCAAAATAGTTTATTTGTTTCAGAAGACTGGACAAAGATTTATCAAACATTCAAAGAAGCAGACTTTCAGAGTTACGACTTTGAAACGCTTCGCACAACTATGGTACAATATCTTCGTAATAACTATCCAGAAGATTTTAATGATTACATCGAGAGTAGTGAATTTATTGCACTTATGGATCTTATTGCATACTTTGGACAAAGTCTTGCATTTAGACAAGATCTTAACGCAAGAGAAAACTTCTTAGAAACAGCACAAAGACGTGATAGCGTATTACGTTTAGCAAAGTTACTAAGTTACCATCCAAAGCGTAATCAGCCTGCAAGAGGCATGCTAAAAATTACAAGTATTCAGACATCAGAAAATGTGTTTGACAGTACAGGTCGTAACTTAGCAGATAGTTATATTGTATGGAACGATAGCACAAATCCAGACTACTTAGAGCATTACGCAGTAATAATGAATGCTGCAATGACTTCATCTCAGAGTTTTGGTAATCCAGGACTAAGTGGAACACTAAGTGGAATTAAAACTGAAATATATCAAATTAATTTAATACCAGACACAATTCCTGCTATACCGTTTGTTGCAGATGTTGCCGGACAGAGTATGACGTTTGAAGTTGTTAATGGTACATTCCAAGGTAAGGAGTATGTGTATGAAGCATCTCCTAAGCCCGGTGATACATTTAATACATTTTATAGACAAGATGGTAAGGGTGCAGGATCAAGTAATACTGGGTTCTTCTTTTACTTCAAGCAAGGAACACTTGAAACTTCAGAGTTTCAGTTAGGTAACGCATTGTCAAATCGTATTGTTAGCATCGATGTTAATGGAATTAACAATGACGACGTATGGTTGTTCAACCTTGATGCTGATGCAACTGCTGGTACAGAATGGACTAAAGTTCCTGCAATTACAGGTAACAATGTTATCTATAATAGTTTAAGTGAAAGTGTACGTTCGTTGTTTGCAGTTAACAGTAGAACAAACGATCAGATAGATTTAGTATTTGGAGATGGTGTATTTTCAGATATTCCAAACGGAAGTTTCCGTACATTCTATCGTACAAGTAACGGAAGATCATATCGTATTAAGCCAAATGACATTAATGGAATGAAACTTAATATAAGTTATGTTAGTAAGACTGGTTCAATTGAAGAACTAAGTGTAGGACTAAGTTTA